ATACGCGCGTCGCCAGCCATGTGTCTGGGCGTGAGATACGCACGGCATGGCAGCAATACGCCATCTATGACCTAACATTGAGCTTTGACATCCTGCGCGGTGACAGCACGCAAGAAATAGAGACCCTCATGGGTTTCTTCATGGCGCGTCAAGGCCAGTACGACACTTTCCTACTCGATCTCGGTGCAGTTACTCAGAACACCGCTGACAGCTATGTGACGATGGGCGCTCAAGGAACGGGTGACGGTGCTACGACCGTTTTCACTCTTTTGCGAACGGTCGGTGAAGCGACCGAGCCGGTCGGTTATGTGTTCTCCGCCGATTTCACAGCCGTATATCTGGCCGGAACTTTACAGGATCCCGACAGCTACACATTCACTGCCCCGAACATCCTGACTTTTAACACAGCACCGGCAAACGGAAGCCAAGTCACGGCTTCGTTCCGATACTACTTTATTTGCCGCTTTTCAGCCGATGCGCAGGACTTCGAAGAGTTCATGGCCAATCTCTGGACATTGAACGAACTGAAATTAACGACGGTGATCCCATGAAGACAGCGCCAACCGCCGTTATATCCGCACTGGCCAACAGCCGGGAACTGACATTCTCAGATTGTTTTACGATCACCCTCTCAGACGGCACGATAGCAAGATACACGAACGCCCAATATACCGTCACGATCCCGCAAGCCGGAGCGCCGTCGCTGGTTTATATCGCAGGCGACATTCTCATCGACGGCCTGAAACTCAAACAAACTTGTGGCGTCGATATCGACGAACAATCGCTCGATATTTCTTTCAAACCGACATCGACCATCGCCGGATTGTCGTGGCCGATAGCGGTACGCGAAGGACGCTTTGACGGAGCGACTATCGAAAGAGCGCGTGCCGTGTTGACGGCTCCGGGCGGAACGGTGATCGGCGATGCCGCGGTCGTGTCGTTTCATGGCCTTGTGGCAACTGTCGACAATATCGGTCGCCTCAGCTGCAAAATGACGATCAAATCCATGCTGAACAAGCTTGCCGTCGATATGCCGCGCGATATCTGGCAACCGAACTGCCTGAACACGCTCTATGACGGGCTGTGTACCATGGTCAAATCGGCAAATGGCGCGTCCGGCACGGTCGGCACCAGCCCAAGCCTGACTTTCATACCGTGGTCGGGATCGGCAGCGGACATTTACGATCAAGGCACGATTACTTTTGAAAGCGGTGCCAATGTCGGCGTCTTCCGCACGGTTCGGCAATCGACAACATCGGGGCTGACCTTATCGCGCCCGCTCGATTATCTACCAGCGGTCGGCGACAGTTTCGTCGTTTACAAGGGCTGCGACAAAACCATGGCGACATGCCAGGCGCGGTTTAACAACCTCGCCAACTTTCGCGGTTTCCCGTTCGTACCTCCTCCCGAACTGTCGATGTACTGAGCCGCCATGTCAGAACAAGAGCAACGAGCCGCCGTGGTCGCAGAGGCCCGACGCTGGATCGGCACGCCTTATCATCATCAAGCGGACATTTTAGGAGCGGGTGTCGATTGCGGCATGCTTTTGGTGCGCGTTTATGTTGATGCCGGTATCGTCCCGGCCTTTGATCCGCGTCCCTATTCCAATCAATGGCATTTGCACCGCGACGACGAACGCTATCTCGGCGCGATGATGGATTGTTCGGGCGAAGTCGAAAATCCTGAACCCGGCGACATGGCTGTATGGAAAATCGGGCGCTCTTATGCGCATGGAGCCGTGGTCGTCGGTTGGCCGCTTGTGGTTCACGCCTATCAGTCAGAAGGCCGCGTGGTGGAATCCGATATTTCACTGCCAAGTCCGCTCTCTGAAAATACCAAGCGCCGCTATTTCAGCCCATGGAGGCGTCCATGAGTTTTCTTTTCGGCGGCGGAAAATCCGCAAAGCCACAATTCACCGATATTTCGATCAATACCTCTATCGCCACCTTGCCGGTGCCAATGATCTGGGGTTGTGCTGCAGCCGCTATCAATCTTCTCTGGTACGGCAATTTTCAAGCTGTCGCCGTTAAACAAAGCGGCGGCAAAGGCGGTGGTGGCGGTTGCTTCGGGCCGGAGACGAAAGTCCTCACACCCGATGGCCACCGATTTATCGAGGATATGCGTCCCGGCGATCCGATTATCTGCGTCGATCCCGCGACGGGTTTCAAAATCAATGGTCGCGTCAAGCTCGTCCACAAACACGATGTGTTTAACGACAGCCATGACCGCATGTTGCGCATCCATCATGAAGACGGCGCGCTGCATGTCACCGAAAACCATTATTTGTGGAAGGACGGTACTGAAAAAGTCGAAGCCAAGATGTGGCAACCGGGCGATCTTCTCATTCACGAAGATCTGGAAAAGGTGACGATAGTCGCTGTGGTTCCCTCACCAGATATTCCATTTACCTACAATCTTACCGTCGAGCCGCATCATAATTATTTCGCCGGGGGAATCCTCGTCCATAATGGCGGCAGCAGCAAGACGAGTTACGATTATCAGACGGGTGCGATATTCGGCATTTGCTCCGGCCCGATCAACGGCTTCGGCAATATCTGGAAGGGCAAAGATCAATATGGCAGTCCCGGCGCTCTGGGGCTTACCGCTTTTCTCGGAGCCTCGTCGCAATCGGCGTGGGGCTGGCTCGTTTCTTTCAATGCCGCGCAGGCGCTGAACTACCGTTACGTTGCTTATCTTTGCTCCGCCAATTTCGACCTCGGCGATAATGACGCCTTGCCGCAACTTAAGATCGAGACTTACGGCGTCCTTTATAACACCGGCATCAATGGACGCGGCGACGCCGATATTCCGCTGGTGGCCCAAGATTATCTGACCGGCATTCACGGAGTCGGCATGCCGTCCGCCAGCATCGATAACGGCTCGTGGTTTTCAGGCCCCAATGCGACGACGACAGGTGATGCGTCTTGGCAAACCTATTGCCGCGCCGTGGGTCTCGACTTCTCCCCGTGCCTGGCATCCGTCGAAAAAGCCAATGACGTTCTGGCGCGGTGGTTCCAGATCACGAACACGGCTCCCGTGTGGTCGGGTTCGGTTATGAAAGCCGTTCCTTACGGCGATACGCCTGTCACCGGCAACGGGTATGTGTTCGTTCCGAACGTCACCCCGGTTTACGACCTGTCCGACAAAGATTTTGTGCGCCCGGACAATGCCGATCCGGTTCAGTTGATCCGCTCTGACCCGAACGACGCTTATAATTGTTTCCGGCTCGAATTTCTGGATTGCACGGTTCTTTATAACGCGAATATCGCCGAAGCGCGCGACCAGTCCAGCATCGAGCAATTTGGCTTGCGCGTCGCCGATCAAATCCAGGCCGACGAATTTACGCAAAGTTCAGTTGCCAATATCGCTGCCGGTTTGATTTGCCAGCGCGCGGTCAATATTCGCAACACCTACACCTTCAAACTATCATGGGAGTATTTTCTTTTAGAGCCGATGGATCTGGTCACGCTAACCGATCCTGGCATGGGCATGACGCAAGTCGCCGTTCGCATCACATCGATTGAAGAGGACGACCAAGGTCTTTTGACAGTGGTGGCCGAGGAGTTTCCATCCGGTACGGCGGCGGCGACCGAGTATCCATCACAAACCAACAGCAGTAACTTGACCCTCAATCCGGCCTTGATACCGGCGTCGGTCAACACGCCGATGATCCTAGAACCAGACGCGACATTGACCGGGGGCGTGGCACAAGTCTGGATCGCAGCAAGTGGTGGCACGGCTGGCGTGGCAGATCCCAACTGGGGCGGTTGCAATGTTTGGCTCTCGGCGGACGGGGTCGATTTTGCACAAGTTGGCACCATTCACGGCCCCGCGCGCATGGGCGTGTTGTCGGCGGCTTTGGCATCATTTTCCAGCTCTAATCCTGATACATCGCACACGCTTGCCGTCAATCTCAATGAAAGCGGTGGCCAGCTTTCATCCGGCACATCGGCGGACGCATCCAATTATCGCACGCTCTCTTATTGCGACGGCGAGTTGTTATCTTTTGAAACGGCGACGTTGACAGGAACCGGACTTTACAACCTTACCGTTCTTTATCGCGGTCTCTATGGTACGCCGTCTGCCGCGCATTCGTCGGGATCGCAGTTCGTGCGGCTCGATAATTCGGTTTTCAAATATAATCTGCCAGAAGTCTATGTCGGCGTGCCGATCACTCTAAAACTGCAAAGCTTCAATATCTGGGGCGGCGGTTTGCAGGATATATCGACCTGCACAGCCTACAGCTATACGCCTGTCGGCACCGGCTTTCCGTTGCTGGCATCAAGCGGCACCTATGGCGGCGTCACCTATAACGCTTCGGGGCAAGTGACCGCTGTTTCCTCTTCGGCTGGCATCAATCCTTACGATATCGCGGGTTATCTGCCCGGCCTACCGACAGCGGGACAAACCTTATTCCGTGTCGAGATGGTTCGTGCCGTCACTTTACCGATAAATCTGACCAATAGCCGTGCCGTTTGTCAGACGGCGCCGACTAGCGCTGTGACACTACCGATCAAACAAAACGGAACCAACATCGGCGACATCGCTTTTGCAGCCGGAGCAACGGTCGGCACTTTCAGTTTTGCTGCCCAGATCATCTTAGCTGCTGGCGATGTTTTGGAACTCGACGCACCGGCAACGGCGGACGCCACCTTCGCTGGCCCCAGCTACACCATCACAGGAACGAGGTAAGCCATGGCCGAGATATTTTGGGATGGGTTCGATAAATACGGCCCCGTCAATTCTTATCCGACCAATTCGACGATGAACAATGAATGGACGACCGTGCCGTCCAGTTCGGCGTCGTTCGTTCCTGGTCGTTTCTCAAACAGCCTCGCGCTGCAGATTACTTACAGCTACGTCAATGCCAGCCGTACTTTACCATCGAATTACGGTCGTCTTATCGGCGGCATAGCTCTCAATTCCACATTATCAGGCAACAGCGGCGTCATTCTCGCCGATGCCGGTACTAATCAGGCTGCGGTCGGTTTTAATTCCTCCGGCAAACTCGTCCTTTGGAGCGGCGGCTTGGGCAGTACGCAAATCGCCATCTCAACGGCGGCGATCACCGCTAACACATGGCACTATGTCGAGTGGGATCTGACTTTCTCTGCGACTGGCGCTTACAACGTCTATCTCGACGGCGTTTCTGTGTTCTCAGGCACTGGCAATCTAAAGAACAGCAGCAACGCTTACGCCAATCAGGTCATCCTCAGCGGCAACACATGCAATTTCGACGAT